TTGAAGGCAGAAAACAAGGGTGCTGACCTGTTCTTTTACAAGCCCTTTGTGAAGCTTATCTTCAGTGCCAACCAGATCCCCCGGATGAAGGACAGAACTGGTGCTGTTCTCAGAAGAATGGTCATCATTCCCTTCAATGCAACCTTCAGCAAGAATGACCCTGACTATGATCCGTATATTACATGGAAGCTGAAGGATCAGGAAGTCATGGAATACCTGTGCAAGATCGGCATTGACGGTCTGAAGCAGATCTTGATCAACAGATCCTTCACCCAGTCCACCAAGGTGGATCAGGAACTGAAGGAATATACCGAGTATAACAACCCCATTCTGCTATTCTTGGCCGAAACGGAAAAGGAAGAAATCATCAATCAGGAAACCAGACTGGTTCATTCCATGTATGAAATCTTCTGCCATGAAAATGGATTCCAGTCCATGGGTCTGGCCAATTTCAGCAAGGAAATCACCAGACAGCTGAACTGTTTGGTCAAGGACAAGCGGATCAACGGAAGAAAGGCAAGGGTCTTTGTTTTATGACTTGTTTAGAAAAATTCAGGCAGAAATATCCGGACATCCCTGTGGAACGGATTTTGAAGGTGTACTGTCCCCATGTTTCCGGTGAAATGTATGATATGCATGAACCGGACTACTGTCCGCATGAAAATGGCTGTCCGGAATGCTGGGAATGTTGGGACCGGGAAGTCCCCGGCACTGGAAAGGCCAACATTGAAGAACTGCGGCAGAAGCTGGGTGAATTCTGTAAAACCCAGCAGTGTGGTACCTGCCCCTTAAGGTGTGGCTTTGACTGTGACTATGATGCGGAAGATGGCTTCATCATACCGGATGATAAGGTCATCACTGCATTTGAAGCGGCATTCCGTGGATCCCCTGAAGCCACGGTGGAACCGGATCCCCAGCCCACGGAAACTGTCAACCACCCCAAGCACTATGGCCGGGAAGGTGCCATGGAATGCATTGATGAAATGTTTCTGGTGTTCGGTAAGGAAGCCACCATGAACTTCTGTCTGCTGAATGCTTGGAAGTACCGGTATCGTGCCGGTGCCAAGGGCGGTGAAGAAGACCTGAAGAAGTCTGACTGGTATCTGGCCAAGTTCAAGGAACTGAAAGGGGGTGACTGATCATGACCCCCAATGAATATCAGAAGGAAGCACTGCGAACGGCACCCACCGGCATTGGCCACCTGTCCCAGTTGCTGAATGGTGTCATGGGTCTGGCCGGTGAATCCGGTGAAGCAGTGGATCTGGTGAAGAAGCATGTCTTCCATGGTCATGATCTGGACAAGGGACATCTGGCCAAGGAACTGGGTGACATTGCTTGGTATCTGGCAGTCACCGCCTATACCATTGGCTATGATCTGGAAGAAATCCTTCAGATGAATGTGGACAAACTGCGGAAGCGGTATCCGGATGGTTTTGATCCTGACCGTTCCCAGCACCGGGAAGCCGGGGATGTCTGATGACCAAGATCCGGATTGCCGGTGTCCTGCCGTGCAGTTTTGTGAACGGTGACGGGGCAAGGATGGTGGTGTTCACACAGGGCTGTGGGCACCACTGTCCCGGATGCCAGAACCCTGAAACATGGGACTTCAGCGGTGGATCTGAAGTGTCTGTGGAATGGTTGGCCAATAAATTCAAAAATAAAAGACTGTTGGATGGAATCACCCTTTCCGGTGGTGATCCATTCTTCCAACAGGAAGCCTGTGTGGAACTGCTGAAGCTGTTGCCGGGTGTCAATGTCTGGATCTATACCGGTTTTGAATATGAAGATATTCAACACACCCAGTTGGCAAAGATGGCAGATGTCTTGGTCACCGGACGATTCATCAAAGAATTGGCCTGTGACGGCAAGATGTATGGAAGTTCCAATCAACGGATAATCAGAAAGGAAAATCAAAATGCTGACGATTGAAAAAACTGTCCTTCCTTCCCCTGAACAGTGGGAAATCATCATTGAAGGTATGCGGAACCCCATGAACAGCTGGGACAAGATGGACAGCTTCCCCGGCAGGGAAATGTATTTCATCGGTGAGAATGACCACCGACTGATGACCAGTCTGGCCAAGGGTGGTGCCGTCCATGCCAAGTACAGACGGATGATCCCGGTCATGTTCACGGTGACTGCACCCACCTTCTGGTGGATCGAATTTGACACCTACAAGGTTGGCACCGTCCGGAATTCCTGTTCCAAGATGCACAAGATTCATGTGGAACCCTTCACACTGGACAACTTCAGCCATGAAGGTTGTGATGAAATTCCGCTGGCCATCAGCACCTTGACCAACACCATTTCTGCATGTGAAGTCCTGCGGCAGATGTTCAATAAAACCCAAGACAAGCGATATTGGCGAGCACTGATCGAACTGCTTCCCCATGGCTACATGATGAAGGCCACCATCAGCCTGAACTATGAAGTGTTGGTGGGCATCTACCATGGCCGGAAGAACCACAAGGTGGTGGAATGGCACACCTTCTGTGACTGGATTCGGAATCTTCCCTATTCTGAACTGATCACCGGGGGTGACAGCTAATGGAAAGGGCACTGAAGAAGCAAGAATTCCTGATCAGGGCATATCTGGAATTGGCCGAAAGTGAACACATGGACATTCTTACATTGTGCAACGGTCAAAAAATCTTTGTTGGACGGATGATGAATGACAAGCAGGTGGAAATTGCACAGATGGTGCATGCTTGCCAGCAAGGTGTCATTGCTATCCGGAAGCAGATCCCCATGGTACCGGTCACACACATTGTGAACCATTGTCCTGTGTGCAATGAACCGGATGTCCGTGGTGCCTATTGTCCCAACTGTGGACAGAAGCTGAAGTGGGGTGGCTGATATGGGATATCGGAAAATTGGCTATCTGGAACAGCTGTGGTATATGGCCAAGTATGCTGTGGAACAGCGGCTGGAATGGTACAGGGCAGTCAGATGGGCAAAAGAGTGTCATCCGGCATGGGTGGAGATTGTCAACCGGTGCAAGGTTGATCATGTCCGGCAGGTGTACCGGAATTTGATTCTGAAACGGTACCGGGAACTGTGGGGTGATGACCATGGCTAAGACGGAAGTGATCAAGATGTCCGGAACATCTGAAAAGTGGCTGAAGCTGATGTTGCATCTTCAGAACAGCCTTGTTGGTACATATCAGCTGACCTTCCGGGATGTGGAAGCGGCAAGGAATGCCGCCAAGAGCATCAAGGCGGTGATGGATAAAGACCCAACTTGGTTCCAACTGGTGAGCCTGCAACGGGGATGCAACATCTATATCATCAAGACCCAATTTGTGCAGAAAGTGGTGATCTGTGATGAAAATCATTGAAATCAATCCCAGCATCCGGGCGGATGTGGAAGCAAACGGTGGCCATTGCCCCTGTGCCATCTGGCAGACCCCGGACACCCTATGCATGTGTAAGGAATTCCGGGAACAGACGGAACCCGGTGAATGTCACTGTGGACGGTTTGAAAAGGTGGTGATCCGGGATGAACAGGGCTGAAAGACGGAAGGCCGGGAAACAAAATAAACCGGCAGTGTATATGTACACACAGGATCAGATTGACAAGATGATTCAGGATGCTGTGGCCAAGGAACTGGCTGGCATGCGGGAAAAGGCAGTGGACACTGCAACCCGGACGGCATTCCGGATGTTCATGTCTGTTCCGGTGATGGTGCTTCATGACAAGTTTGGTTTTGGCCGGATCCGTGGTCAGAAATTCATGGATTATGCCATGATCTGGTATGAATCGGTGATGAAGGGTGAAACGGATCTGAAGGAAATCATGAAGATTGCTGAAGATCTGACTGGTGTCCAGTTTATCATGGACAGCACCCCGGACAGAAAATAGTTGAAAAAGTTCTGAAAAACCCCGGTATTCATGGGAATATACAAATTTATTCATGTAGTTGTCCAAGATGTCCATGATGTCCAAGATGTTTTCAACTTCTTTAATATTTTTATATAGTCATAAGCTGTGAAGCTATAAAAATATAAAAATATAAGAATATAGAGGATTCATCTTGGACATCTTGGACAGCAAGCCGAAAAACCGTTGCGGCACAACACTTTTTTGGTGTCCAAGATGAATTTTTTATCTTGGACACATCTTGGACAGCATCATGGACAGGAAGGATGTGATTGACATGGAAAAAGTCATCCGATGGCTTGAAAAGGTCAGGAAGCTGGATGAACTGATTGATGCCAAGATTGCTGAAAGGGATCAGCTGTGGGCAATGGCCACCAAGATCACCCCGGAAATGTCAGACATGCCCCATGGTGGTGGGGTGTCAGACAAAGTGGGCAATATTTCAGCAAAACTGGCAGATCTGGCACGGGAAACCAATGATCTGGTGGATCGGTATGTGGATTACAAGCAGATGGTCATCAGTGAACTGGAAAAGCTACCGGCCAAGGAATATGGTGTCCTGCATCGGTACTATGTGCAATACATGACATGGGAACAGGTTGCAGAAGACATGGGTGTGTGTTCCATGACCGTGTGGCGGTGGTGGCAAAAAGGTCTGGAAAGTCTGACAAATGTGGTGGAATGTTATACTATACCTGTGGTATAGTATAAACTGGAAATAAAACAAAGAAGGCACTTGTCCCGGTTGGGACGGGTGCCTTTTTGCGTGGAAAGGATGTGATTGCATTGCTGAATGTCAAACAGGAAGCATTCTGTCTGCATTATGCCAAGACCGGCAATGCAACGGAATCCTATAAACAAGCCGGATATGAAGCCAAAACGGAACGGGCTGTCTATGCCAATGCCAACCGTCTGCTGAAAAATGATAAGGTTCAAGCCCGTCTTGCAGAATTAGCGGAAGAAATGGCCAGTGAAAAGATTGCCGGGATCCGGGAGATTCAGGAACGGTTGACGGCCATCTTGCGTGGTGAACTTCAGGAAGAACAGGTGGTTGTGGAAGGCTGTGGTGATGGTGTTTCTGAAGCCAAGGTCATCCAGCGGCAACCCCAACTGAAGGATGTCATCAAGGCGGCTGAAACCCTTGGCAAGATGCAAGGTGCTTTTGACACCAAGACCAACATCAATGTGGTCATCCCTGTGTTTGGTGGTGAAGGGGATCTTGAAGACTAAACATCAGCGGATCCACCTGCCGGACATCGTTGGCCGTGGATATAAAACATTCTGGAACTTCCGTGGCCGGTACCGTGTGGTGAAGGGATCCAGAAGATCCAAGAAGTCCAAAACAATGGCACTGTGGTCAATCTACAATGTCATGAAATATCCCGGTTCCAACCTGCTGGTGGTGCGTAAGACATACAGAACCCTGAAAGATTCCTGTTTCACGGAATTGAAATGGGCAATCAAGCGGTTGCAGGTGGAACATCTGTGGCAGATCAAGGAATCACCCCTTGAAATGACCTACATTCCCACCGGACAGAAGATCTATTTCCGTGGACTGGATGATCCCCTGAAGATCACATCCATTGCCGTGGAAGTTGGTGTCCTGTCATGGATGTGGATTGAAGAAGCATATGAAATCACCAAAGAAGAAGACTTTGACACCCTTGCTGAATCCATGCTGGGTGATTGTCCGGATGGCCTGTGGAAGCAGATCACCCTGACATTCAACCCTTGGTCTGACCGGACATGGATCAAGGCAAGGTTTTTTGATGTGCAGGATCCTGAAGTTCTGGCCATCACCACCACATACCGTTGCAATGAATGGCTGTCTGAAGCTGACCGGCAGGAATTTGAACGGATGAAGCGGCAGAACCCCAGACGATTTGCCGTTGCTGGTGATGGAAACTGGGGTGTCATTGATGGTCTGGTCTATGAGAAATACACGGAACAGGCCTTCACATTGCAGGATCTTCCCAAGGATGTGCAATCCGCTTTTGGTCTTGACTTTGGTTATACCAATGACCCCAGTGCACTGTTCTGTGGTTTTGTTTCACTGGAACACAGAAGGATCTATGTCTGGGATGAAATGTACAAGAAGGGCATGTCCAACAAGGCCATCCATCAGGAAGTCAGCCGGATGGGATATGCCAAGGAACAGATCACCGCTGACTGTGCTGAACCCAAGTCCATTGATGAACTGCATGGTCTGGGATTATCCCGGATCAAGGGTGCCAAGAAGGGCAAGGATTCAGTCAACAATGGCATCCAGTGGATTCAGGACTTTGAAATCATTGTCCATCCACGGTGTGTCAACTTCCTGACTGAAATCAGCCAGTATCAGTGGAAAAAAGACAAGTTTGGAAAACCCCTGAATGAACCTGAAGATGACAACAACCATCTGATGGATGCCATGCGTTATGGCTTGGAAAAGTTCATTCAGAAGAATAAGTGGTTAATTTGACCGGCAATATGTACAGCACCAGCAACCTGCACCGATGGAGCACGGGAACGGTTGGGAAATACGGTTCACCTCCTTCCGGGCGGTGGCAATCGGTTGCCGCTTATCTGGTGCTTGCATCTTTGCCGTTTTTACATAAGGGGTGAAATACAATGCAGAAAATTGAAATTATCAGGGGCACAACCAATGTCCTTCAGATCACACTGACGGATGGTGACGGAAAGTTGCGTGCACTATCCAGCGGTGAAAAGATCATCTTTGGTCTGAAGTACAAGGTCACTGACCATGAAACCATCTTCAACCGTGCGGCCACAACCGTTGATCTTGGCCTTTACAATGTGGAACTTGCCAAGGAAGACACAGCTGAACTGGATCCCGGCAAGTATTACTATGATGTGGGCTTGCAGTCCGGTGATGACTACTTCAACATCGTTGAACCTTCCCCCTTCATCATCCAGTCTGAAGTCACCAAGTGGGGGTGCAACGGATGATTCATCATCTTAGGGCAAAAGTTGCCTTGAAGAACCTGACGGGTGTTGTGCTTACGGTACCCAAGGCACTTGGTGGCAGAATGCAGGTTAAGACTGTATATCCCACATATGAAGATCAATACATCACCGCTGATGAAGACTATGACGGTCTGTCTTTGGTAGTTGTCAAGCCGAAACCCAGACCGATTTCGGAAACTGTTGCAACGGATGTAATGAAGAATCATATTGTTTCCGCTGTCTGCTTTGCGGATATTACGGAAACGAGCCTGATTGAAGAAACGGAATGAGGTGAAATGAATGCTTACAAAAAATTTTTATAATGCCGTGGTTGCAGGAACAACGGGAAAAATGCTACCCACTGCCTTACGATCCTATGACGGGGTGGTGTATTCGGCTTTTAGTACACTGGAAAAAATGTTTCAGTTTATGTATTCGCTTAGTGTTACAAGCGGTATCAGTGCCGGTGTAAGAATTGGAAAAGGTGTTACTCCACCTACACTAAACGATTACACAATCGAAAATCAAATTACATCTGGTATTACTGTTACAACCCCCAGTGGCTTATCTGCTGGTTTTGAGGACGGTTGTGTTGCAGTGTCTTGTACCTACGGTCTGACGAATACCGGAAATACGGCAGTGGCAATTTCTGAAATTTGCCTATTTGGTTATTTCAATACTACATCCACATCTGCTCAGAAACTTTGCATGGTGGATCGTACGGTTTTGGAATCTCCCATCACCATCAATCCGGGTGAATCCAAACAAGTGACCTATACCATCCGTTTCAACTATCCCCCTACTGAGGAATAAGGCGGTGCATCCATGTGTTGACTGAAGCTGAAATCAGGCAGTTCATTGAAGAAGATGCACTGTCTGAAAAGAAAAGACTTGCCGCTGTTGGTCAGCGGTACTATGAAGCAGAACATGACATCCTGAATTATAGGGTGTTCTACTACAACACGGATGGTCTTCTGGTGGAAGACAAGGCCAGATCCAACAGCCGGATCTGTCACCCCTTCTTCACGGAACTGGTGGATCAGCTGACTGCATTCATCCTGTCCTTTGAAGAAAACCCCATTCAGGCCAAGGCAACGGCTGAAGGTCTTCAGGATCATCTGGATGTGTACTTTGATGATGAATTCTGGGCTGAAATGGCTGAAGTCATCACCGGTACCAATGCCAAGGGTTTTGAATATCTGTATGCCTTCAAGAATGCAGATGACCGGCTGGAATTCCAGTGTGCTGACAGTCTGGGTGTTGTGGAAGTCCGGGCAAAGGAAACGGATGATGGCTGTGAATATGTCATCTTCTGGTATGTTGACCGGATCGGCAAGGACAAAAAGCGGATCAAGCGGATTCAGGTGCACAACAAAGACCAGATCTGGTTCTATGTGCAGGTGGATGATGGCAAGATCCTGCTGGATGAAAATGCCCTGATCAATCCCCGGCCTAACATCGTGTGGACGGATCCCAAGACCGGTGCCATGTATGGTGACAGCCTTGGCTTCATCCCCTTCTGGCG